CAATGGCATAATTCTTTTTACCATTTTTCTCTTCGGTTATTACCTGCAAGTTATTTTCAGTATATTCTGCTATTAATTTCATATTATTATCCTTTTGGATAAGTTACTTTTGTTAACTTTACGGCAGTATTTGCCGCATGTATTTTATCACCAAGAGCTTTTGGTATTAAAACTGTTTCTCCTGCTGCTAATGTCATTGTTGCACTATCTGTAAAATCTGCTTTATAATATCCTAATAGATAGGCAGTTGTTGCATGCGTATTTACTGCTCTTACAACTCTGGCGTTACTTACAGTGGTGGCTGAGCCGGCACTGTCTGGGGCGTTGATTTCAACTGATTTGGGTTTATAGAAGTCTACCATTTGTCGTTCCTTTATACATAGGTTTACATTTATTTATAATCCTAAGTTTTTTTGGTAATCGTGTGCTTTTAAGGCGTGCAGGAATTAATATACAGGTTTTATTCCTTGTCGTCTTCATCTTCCTCACTGGATTCATTATCTACATTTTCCTCAGATTCCTCTTCGTCATCTTCAATCGCAGCATTAATCTCTTCATCTGATAATTCAACCTCATCATCATCTTCAGGTTGGACACCATTGAATATCTGACCCGCCATTTTTATTTTTTCTTGGTCAAGTACATCATTTTGCTTTTGTGCTAATGTTTGATGTAATATTTTTTCGGCATTATTAAGGTCACCTTTTAAAATATCATCTATTAAATCTAATTGTATTGCATCATCAGCCATAATTTATCTCCTTTTTAAAGCTCATCGTCATCGTCACCACCAGCTTCTTTTTCGGCAGTGATTTGGTCTTGCATTGTTTGAACATCTTCTTCAGACATTCTTAGTATATTTTTCATAATCCATTCTTTAGAGTAGTATTCGCCTACATAATTTTGGACCTGGTCAAGAGTTTGAACTCTTTCTCGCATAAGTTCAGCTTCTCTTAATTCGTAAAAATTGTTATCCTTGAGATAGTCAACAATAATATCACTTTTCCAATTATTCCAATCATCTTCAGTGATAATACCTTTTAACATTAATTGTTTTTTAAGTATATCTTTAAATAGATATGAAAATCTTGCTCTTAGTCTATCAATAAACTTTTGAAACTTAACTTCATCTCTATTTATTTCAGTAGACCTTCCTATTGAAAATTGAGATGATTCTGTTTCTAGTCTACTGATTGGCACATTTAGTGAACGATATAATCTTCTTTGGAAATAAATAATATCATCTATTTGTCCTAGGTTATCGCCACCCGGTAATGTAGAGATTTCAGTTCCTCGACCACCTTCACGTCTTGGTAGCCAGAAATCTTCTAACATTGACATATGTTTTCTATCATCACGAATTTGTCCAGTATTTGCATCATAAACAAGTTTATTACGATACCTAGACATAATTTGTTTCATATATTCCTCTGCCTTACCTTTTGGTAAGTTACCAACATCAATATAGAATATTCTTCTTTCAGGTGCCCTTGCAAGTCTGTAAATAACAAGTGCATCTTCCATCATTCTTAACTGATTAATTGGTTTTAATGCTTTGTGAAGATATGATATAACTCTTCTTCTGCCTTCATCTAAAAGACCAGAGGTTACATAATTAACTGAATCTTCTGTTAACCTTACACCACTTGTATATTGACCACCTTTTTCTTGGTAAATATAATATTCATTTACTTTTGTGACCAGTTTAGCACCAGTTTTTTCGTCCTTTTTAGTTTTAACCTCTTTTACTTTTCGTATTTTTGCAGAATCAATAGGTCTTATCTCTTGTATTCCTGCCTTTAAATTTGTTTCATCTACAACTAGATGATGATATATTCTTCCATCAACATAATATCTTCTAAAAATATCATGTCCGTTCTCGTCAAAATTTAACATACTATAAATGTTATCAAATTCTTCTTTTATTGTTTGTTTAATTTGGTTTGATGTATCAACATTATCCAATATAACATCAATAGACTGTTTTAATTCACCTGATGTGACTGCAGCATCAATAATATCCTCAATTGCCATATCAACTTCGGGATGCATTGATACACCACGATATTTCATAATAAGGTCTCTATTATCCTTAACCCTATCTTGGCCATCTATATCAACATACTGTCCATAATATGAACCAGAAGCTGTTACGTAACCTGCACCATCTTCGTCCCTTGGTGGAACAATCGATGGTCTATCCTTCATAGTGTCATCTTTGTTGGATTGTTTTTTGATTTCAAAACCAAATAATGTAAAGCCGTTATCTGCCATGTAAAATTCCTATGTTACTATGGGGGCCTTTCGACCCCCTGTTAGTAATATTTATCTCAATATTAAGTAGTGGTTGGCAATGGTGCCAATGCTTCCCAATATTGATAATTGAACTCGACTGTGTATTCTTCAATAGCATCTGTCGTATCGTATGACAGTTCTATTGCACCTATATTTAAAGGATATGCACCTCTAAATGTATATGTTTTTAAAGAATCACCATTTCTGTCTAATTGTTCAATTCTTAAGTCTGCTTCGTAATCAATTGGTGATGTTAAACCGGTATTAGTTTTAAATCCATTAATACCATTTGTCCATCTTTCCATAGAATTCCTAACAGCGAAGTCTGTATCATTAATGATAGTTGCAGTCCATGTTTCAAATGTTCTGTCACCTGCCATTTTTAATATTCTTCCTCTGTAAGGTACATCTATTGTACCCATTGTTGAACCTGGTAACTGAGCTGCCTTACATAAGAATGAAGTTAGCTCTACATCACCATTTGCATATGTAGGGAAGTTAATCGTCGCCTTAAAATAATTGGGACGAGCACCACCAACACGAAGCTTAGATTTAAAGTCGTCTACGCCTAGTATAGCCATTGGTTACCTCCTTACACTGTACCCACAACTTCTTCAAACTCTACACCGGTTCTAACTGCAACAAAATTAAGTGTTACATAGTTAATTGACCGGGCAGGTTTAATGAAGATGGAGGCCTTAAATTCATTTCTATCAATTACTGCTGGAGTGTTATTTGTTTCGTCACAAACAACTCTAAAGGCAGTAATACCTCTTCGTCCTTGGACTTCGCGAAGTAATGGTTCAATAATGTTTACGAATTCAGCTCTTGTAAACTCGTCGTTAAACTCAAAGATGACTGTTTCAGCGGCCCTTGAAATTGCTCTTTCAAGTACCAAGAATAGCCTTCTTACATTAATCCTATCAAACGCAGAAGGTCTTGCTAGTTTGGTTTTATCACCAAACAGTACAATTCCTTGTCCTGGTATATTAGCAACAGGGTTTGCACCAGCTTTGTACAAAGAATCTCTTTGTGCTTTAGTTGGTATATAATTAATTGCTGTTACGCCAAGATATGTTCCTCTTCTCTGTCCAGCAGGACTGAACCAAGGAGCTCTATCTCTATCTGTGGCTGCCATTATACCGGCTGTTGATGAAGATGCAGGGATTTCAATAAATTGATCGTTAAACTTATCATACACTTTTAAGTAATTGGCATCAAGTACCAGGTATGATGAATTTGTTAGTGCTTCGGCTGTTGCTACAATATTAGTTGTGACAGTTGCGGCATTTGTTTGTCCGACAACATCACTTCTTTTTGGTGAAGCAACTGCAATACAGTCTTTTCTAGCTGTTGCACTTGCAACAAGGTCATTCACAATGGTTGTATGTGCTGAACTTGTAGCATCTGGAGCAATTAAGAAATCAATTTCGACGATATCTTTATCTTCAAATAGGTCAAATCCTGTAGCAACTTCTGTAGCAGTAAGAGTTGCAGAATTTACACCACTTGCAAGTTCGATATCAGTTGTTTTGGTACCAGTAAAGGTACGAGAAGACGCTATTTCACCAAAGTTTGCATGAGTTGAGTCAACAGCATTAACCATGTAAACAAAACCTGATGTTGAGTTAATTACATCTTTTGCAAAGATTGATGTTCCGTCAGCAGCCTTAGCATCAGAAGCTTGAGAAACAAAAGGATATCTCTCTAAAACTTCGCCAGGCGTACCTGTAAATAATCCGTCTTGGTCCACAACAACTATGTGCATTTCATCGTTGGTTCCACTTCTATTCGTTGCATATGTTGAAGTGCTTGGGAATGCATCGAATGAAGAACTAAATGACCAGCCATTATAAATCGCATCAGCGGAGTCTGCGCCTGGACATAAACTTACTTTTAAACTATTTCCTAAAGCACCAGGAAATTTTCCTATAAAGGTAAATCCTTGTGATATTAGGGATGATTCATTTGCATCAAAAGATGCCGTGTTATCAATTTTATTAACAAAACTTGCCGCAGAATCAGAGGCAGATTTGAATAGAGTTCCATGTGAATTTCTTGCTACACTAGTTGCCTGACGAGCAACTTGTAAATTATTACCATATTTTAGGTAATATGCAGCGGTATGAAAATCTATTGTATTGAAGGAGTCTGGATTGGCAAAAGTATCCACAAGTTCGGACTCATTTGATACTTGCACTCTTTGCCCTACTGGACCCCATCTAAAGTTTCCTACGGTAGCCCCAGTTGTACTTTGAACACCAGGTACTGAACTGGTAAGGTCAACCTCTTTGACTATAACCGCAGGCGATTCTGAAGGAGTTGAAAGTGCCATTTTATTTTCCTTATTTTCGGTTACTAATTATATGTTTCATAATGCGGTTATATTCAATTTACATATATTTATAATTTGCCCAAATTTGAATCGATTCACGTTCATTTTGAGAATTTTCAGGTAAAAAGTTACAATTTTGACACGAAGAGAATGTTCTCATACCATTTTGTAATCTTTTTCTTACATCATGCAATTCTTCTGATAACCATATAGAAGAAAATGTTTGTTTGTATATGTTACCAAATGATACATTTTTATTCCAATCCTCGCAACAGACATATATATCACCATTCCAATCCATAATTGATTTCATAGATGGTTGATAACATGGCATATTAACATTTGATTTCCAAAGATATCCACCTCTATTAGATATCTCATCAGGCCCTGTTGATATTCTTTTAGATGTTTTAAGATTTTTTAATATATCATTCATCTTGTCTACATCATCTTGTCCATCATAACAATCTATTTTTATTGATAACAAATCCCAATCATCTATTTCTTCAGGTGTGAATCTTTTATTTAATATTCTATCACCACTTGTTACAAGTCTGGTATTTAAACCCCTTGCAGTAAATTGTTTAATAATATTGCCTATATCCGGATGCAGTAATGGTTCTCCATAACCTGATACACTAATTACGCCATCCCATTCATAGTATGATAATTCCTCTGCTAATTTATCTGCAAGTGCAACATTCATATAATTTTTTTTATTAGGAAATTCCATTGAATGTGGACAAAAACTACAGGTTCTATTACATAAATCTGTAGGACTTACAACAATTGATACTAACCCTAATAGTTCTGGTATTTTAGAGGGTGCAAAAAGTCCATGTTCTACTGTCAAAATTCATCTCTGTCATAATCATATTGTACAAACCATGGTTGCTCTTGTCTGTTTTTTTCATCAACCC